CCGAGCAGCTGCGCTATTTTTCATACGGTGCTTTTGGTTTTTTCAGACTAGACTATCCAATAGCCATAAAAACCTGCTGCTTATGAGCGTCTACCTATTCCGCCACTTATATAGCCAGTTGACAACACCAATTTGTATATCATTAAGTGAGTTAATTACTTTAAGGTTTGATGTTGCCAGTTGATAGCACCAGATTGAGCCGATTTCCACCTGCACTCAATTCTATAGGCAAATGAAAAGCCTAGACACTAATACTACCAGTTGAACAGACGACCTGGGTGGGCAAATGGTCGTCTGTCCAGTTCTGCGGTTGATGTTAATGTTCTAAACCATTTTTCCCAAGTGGGGAAATTGGTTTCTACTGGGTACAAATTGTACCCGTTTATTTACGTTTACTTATGCGACCGCCCTTTTTGCCAGCACACTTCTTTACAAAGTGAGGACCGTCAATCAAATCGCAGTCGCATTCGATATCTTGTGCAAATCCCTTATAACTTCCGTGTGATGCAAATGTAGCAGAGCCACCTTTTCGTCCGATTTCTGCATAGAAATTAGGGTTACTTGCTAAGTTTTTTGCGGCGGCTTTCAGTCCGCCCTGCTTGGTTCCTGACATTATTTTCTCCTAATTTTTTAATCAATTCGTGGACACCACGTCCTGAACCGATACCCTTACCAGTCCACCAGCCTTTATACGGATATAGTTTTGCGATATGGTTCTTTCTGTCGTTGCTCTTATAAATGTATATGGCTTTCTCTCTTTCGTCCCAAGCTACAGCATACCAAGCCTCTATGAGTAAGTCGGTTGCGTATTGTACACGACTTGGTTCAAGGGATTTTCGACGCTCTTCACGCTCTTTTTTCATAGCGTCAAATACTGCCCTTAATTCACCCATCAGTTTTCCTCAATTCCAAAATATGTTAACCAATCTTCTCGGTTTTCCTCAATAGACTTTTTAGCGTCTTCCTCGGTTTCGTAACGTACAGGTTCTCCACTGTTTTCAAAAGGATATCTCCATGCCGCGAGACGATGTTTTGCGTAATCATACTCAACAATCCAGCCACCTTTGCCATTCTCAAAATCTGGCTTAAAGTCTGAGGTTTTTCGCAGTCTGACTTCGGCTAGCCTTCGGTCGCGGGCTTTTTCGCACTCTTCTTTGGTGCGTTTTATCAAGCCAAGCGAGTAACGCGAGAAATGGATAGATTCATCATCCCAGCGGTCACGATAAATACCAGCACAATCATCTATGTACCAATATTCATCACCATTATTTGGCTTCCAGTAAATACTGTCTGTCGGTTCTTCCATTTCCTCGAACCACTCGTCGAAGTTGTCTATATCTTGAATTGTGAATTGAGGATCTTCTGGTATGTCTTCACCTGGTACAGCCACAGCTAATTCTCTGGTTCCATCAGACATACTAACAATCTCTTCAAAAATGGTGCCAGCTTTAATTGTGGGCGTATCTTTTAGAAGCTTGTATTTCATGCCTTTATTTCCTTTCCATCTTTGAAACATTTTAGATAACCCATTTTGCCGCCAACCGATTCACAACGAGCTTTAACGTCCATGGCTTGTTTTTCTTCATTAGAACTGATAACAGTTAGGAAAATGATTAGTGCAAATCCACCTATAGTTATCATTATCAAAGCTATTTCAAGTATGTTTGGTAAATTATCCTTTATCATTTCTTCACCTTGACTTCCTTAATTTTTGGTCGCTCGCCTTCGATTCGGCTATCGAGGATTTGATTGATTCGATGAATAATAAACTCTCGTTCGTTCAATCCTCTTAATGCGTCATCCTTCATCTCTAGAAGATCGATAGTACTCATCTCATCTAGTGATTGATAATCGTCCTCGTAATAAGGTTTTACTTCTTTTTCCATTTCTTTTCCTCCTCTTTCATCCATTCTTCGTCCTGCTTGGCTATTTCATATTCTGAGATAGCTACAAGAATTAGAATGAAGATTACAAATATTATCCAAATTAGCGTGAACATTATGTTTTATCCTTTATATCTTTAATTAAGATCTCTAGCTCTCCGTCTGTCCATTTGTAGGGCTTTTTCATACTTTCCAACAGGTCAACGATATCTTCGCCGTAAGTTTTAAGCATGAATCTTGTGTAGCCAATCATGTTTCCTTCGTCGAATCGATTACACGATCTACATTGTGCATGCACGTTTCGCTCATCGTATCTTAACGCCATCCATCTTCTGTTTATGAAGTGTCCAGCGTCAGCCTGTTCAAATGGCTTTCTCTGCCCGCACGAACAACAAATAAAGAATCCGTCTTCAGAATCTCTCATTCGTATATATTTTGAGAAAATCCTATCAGCTTTTTGAATTAGTTTTCGACTTGCCATCTATCCTCGCATTCTCCAGACTCTGACAAATCTACCGTTCATCAATGGTCTTTCACTTTTTCCCCAACCAACAGCCACAAAATCATCACATCTGAATATGCTACCAGTTGTGTTCCTGTGTAAATAAGGTGGTCTAGGACATTCCTTGAGTACGTCTTCAATTGTGATCAAAGATTTATTATCTAATAGTTTTCTCGCTGTTACACGGGCATTTTCTATCCAAGCTTCACGCTCTTTTTTGAATAAATCTTTCATCACATTACCCTCTCGACAATGAAATTATCTATCATTGTTATTTTGTGAATCGTTCCACCGTATTTTTTCTGAAATTGCCGTGCGTCTTTTCGCTTTCTAAAGTTTCGATTTGAATCGTCGCTTTTTACTAGATACAATTTCTGTAAACCCATCATCTTCCCCCTTTTCAAGTCTGCGTGAGACTACCAAGTCATTATCGATAAATGACCATTTATACTTCCTCATAAAACTGAGGTCTGGGTCTACAATTCGAATCGTAAACCCATTGTCAGTTTCGAGCAGATAAACTCGCTTTCGTCTTACCATTCGTCCTCCTAAAAAGGGATTTCGTTCAGATTTACTGGCGTGCCGAGGTCTTCGCTTGATTTCGCTGCTTGAGCCTTGCCGTCGCCCAAAAATTGAACCTGCTCGACAATCACCTCAGTCGCTTTACGTTTATCACCGTCTTTTTCCCACATCCTCGTTTGTAATCGACCAGTTACACCAATTTGTTTGCCTTTTGGTGCGTATTGAGCTAATAACTCAGCTGTTTTATTCCAGGCTGTCATGTTGATGAAACTTGATTCAGAGTTTTTATCACCAACTGCTAGAGTAAATGAAGCTACAGACTTGTTAGTATTAGTTTTTCTAACTTCTATATCCTGAGTTACTCGACCGATTAAAGTTACGCTATTTATCATATTCCTCCTTAGAACATTAATTTTTGGACTTCTCTTTCTACTAGCTCAAGGGTAGCGTTTTCTACCCGCTTTACTATTTCGATTTCCTCTTTATAGTCTTCTCGATTTAATTCAAATATCTGTAATCCTAGTTCTGGATTTGAGAACACATCTGAGTAGATACAGAAGTAAAGCTTCTTCAATTTATCGTTAACTACAAAGTATTGAAGAATCTGCGGCTTGTATTCAGAAGGCGGATGTTTTTCATAGTAAGCTTTTACTACTTTCCAACTATCCAGACATTTAATCTCTACAGCTTCTGTTTCGTCTTCAAACTCTCCATCTGGTGAGCAAATCATATATTCGTTTTCTTCAGATTGCCAAACTCGACCAGGAATAATCTTCTTACCAAGTTTTTCAGAAATCAGCTCTCTAGCTTCCTCTTCTAGGATTTGACCTCTCAGCATGGCTGAATAAGTAGCACCGTCTGGTATTCTATCTGCGTAGTCATTCGGATTAATTGGCTTAGCTATTCTCTGAGCAATTAGCTTATAGATTGAATCGTTTATCTGAACATTCGCATAGAGTTCATTCAATTCATCTTCTGTAAGCATTGCTCGGATATTATCCATGGTCAGATTTTTCGGAAACTCATAGCCTTTGCTCTGAGCGAATTCGACCAGCTCGGCTTTTGGTATATACCGAACCGATGAGTAGTCTTTAGCTGATGAGCCAGATATCCTGCCTTCGTGAAAATCGAGCCATTCTTGACTTCTTTGTTCAAGGTCTAGGATTTTCATTTACTATCTCCTAATTTTACTTTCATTTCGTCTTTAACGCCGACAAGCTCACGTGATAGCTTTGGATTGGTTTTGGCAATCTCTGTATACTTTTCTTTTAATTCGTCTAAAGTCTTACAGGCTCGCAATTCCTCTTCGGCTTTCTTAGTGTCTTGGAACGTCTCAAACTCCTCCATCTCTTCGGTACTTGCGATTTCTCCGTTATTCAAATAACCAAGCAAACTCAATGCTCGACCGACTGAGATCGTTTCTAGTTTTTCGAATGCTTTATCCCTTTTCATCTGATTAACTGAATAAGCCGCTGTTCCAGTAGCGTCCGCAGAGTATTCGTCTCGCTTATCTTTTAAGATGTAGGTTGTGAATACTGCGCCGCCGTTTGGTGTAAATTCATAAGTAGTTTTAATTGACGACCGCGGATTGTCTTGTCTAAACTCTTTTAATCGATCGGCGACTTTCGCATAATCGCCACCAGAAACCTTTGAAGTCTTCACTTGCTTCATAGCCTCTCCTTATAAAAATCTTAAATATCTTCCATTTGTATAAACTGACCACGCTTTGTATCCTTGTGATTTCCACACGTGATAAGCACAGTCAATATTTATTTCTGGGTTGTGCGAATCGCAGGCTTCTCGTCCAGGCAAAATCCTTACCTGAAACAGAGAAACTGAATAGCCATATGTTCGACCATTTTGTGTAAATGTCAGGCTTGTATCGCCTGTTGCGTTTTCATTACACGAACTTTCAGCTTGCATAATGGCTTTCATAATTCGCACGTCCCAATCGTATTTTTCAAGTAAAGGTTGAAACCTGTCGCAGCCGCCTACACCAGCTTTCTCCACGGCTTTTTGAGATGCAGGCGAGGCTTCAACCCTTGCGGCTTTTTGAGGTAGCAACGGTTGCCGCTTCTCCGTCGCTACTGTTTTGACACTTCAACTTTCACATTTTTGACGATTGTCGCAGCTTCAGTTTTCACTTGTTCAGTTTGGTTCTTTTGATATTGCATACCGCTAATAAAAGCGATAATCGCTGTAATTAAAATCGTAATGATGATAGTTTTGATAGTTTCAATATTAAGTTTTTTCATTGTTTTCTCCTTTTTATTTTCTTTTTTATTTTCTTTTAGGCTAGACATTGTACTAATTCCTCTCTAGCGCAGATGTTTACAACTTCGTCCTCAATTCCGTCACAATCTGGGTTCGGACAATAAAACTCAGGTTCGCCCTGACAGCCACACCACTCAGCTTCTTTACCTGAACAGCAAGGCTGAATTACTTCTAAATTATCGTGGTTGCAATACCACTCGTTATCAAAGAAATCAAAGCGATAGCTTGCTCTAATTTGCTTTACGTTAATTTTCATATTTACTCTCAATCTGCCATTTGATATAATGGCTTTGTAGCCGCTCTTTTGAGCGGTTTTTGCTTTATACTGCCCACTTTTTAGCGCAGGTGTGGGAGACCTGTAGTGAGCAGCGCTGAGCGTTCGAAAATAAACAAGAACTACAAAGTTGTAATAAACTTAACCCTCGAACGCCAGCTGAATTAAAAATGTGCTAGCGGCTATCAAACCGCTCGACGCTACCCACTAGACCAAATTGTTAAAATACTAACTTCTACACGTGTTACGCCTGAACCTTGAGCAATCTGTCACGCTTGTATAATTTTCGTCGTACGCTCTTTTACGGTGTCGCTTACGTAATCGTAATAGTACAGTTTGTTAATTCTGCACGAGGCTATCAGATACGCATTTGATAACCTCGTGGAAATTAAAAAACACCACTTTCGTGATGTAGATAAAAAAAGAACCGCCATAAAGGCGGTGGTTTACAANATACTCTTTTCTTGTCTAAAAAAATCGCCCGTAAAGGCGATAATTCAATCTTGGTGCTGGAAGTAGGACTCGAACCTACGAAGCCTTACGGCGGGAGATTTACAGTCTCCTGTGATTGCCACTACACGATTCCAGCGTGATGTGGAGCCGCTTCTCGGGCTCGAACCGAGGACCTACGGTTTACAAAACCGTTGCTCTAGCCAACTGAGCTAAAGCGGCAAATGTAAAGGTGAAACCTTTATTATCTACAAAGCAATCATTGTAAAATTACTAAAGTCTTTCAACTTTGATACTCTTATCTTAGCAAACCGCGAGCGTTTTGTCAATATCTTTATTGAACATATCGTAGCGTTCTCTTAAATATTCGTTCGTAAAATGCATGTACAATCTAGTGGTCGAGATGTTCGAGTGTCCCATTAAAGGCTGAACGTCTTCAATTCTTGCCCCTTTTCGTAGCATATTAGTAGCGAAACTATGTCTTAAAGTGTGCGCACTTACTCTCTTTTTAATTCCAGCTCTTAGAGCGGTTTCAGATATCATTCTTGAGAGATATTGTCGGCTGAGAGGCTTCCCAAAAGAGTTTGTAAAAACAAAAACAGAGTCTACTTCTCTTTTGTGGTGATATTCTCTAATAGACTTTTCTGTTAGGGGGTCGATAAAAGTTACTCTTGGTTTTCCACCTTTTCCTCTAGAAACTATAAGGGACCTTCTGTATAAATCATCCTCCTTGAGATTTAAGATTTCAGAAGCCCGTAATCCACTGCTTAATATCGTCATAATCAAGGCTTTATCCCTTAGATTTCTAGCCGATTTTATCAAAATACACTGTTCTTCTTCATCTAAAAAATTAGCCTCGACTTCAACGGTTCTTGGTATTTCAATCGCTTCAGGTCTGATATCTATAAGGTTTTTAGAATACAAAAATTTGATAAAACTTCTAATAACCACGATTTTATTTTTGATAGTTTTCGGCTTGTATCCTCTTAAAGAGAGTGTGTCGATAAAGTTATCAATCACTAGAATATTCAAGTCTTCAACAACGTGTGCGTCTATTGATTTTATAAAATCCTCAAGGATAGAAACGTATGTTATTTTTGTCGTGCCAGTAGCTTTTCCGTGTGCTTCTTTATGTTTCACAAAGTAAAACAACGCACGCTCCAACGTAGTACTTTTATCCATAATTCTCCCACAATTTAAGTTAAAATGTAGGATTTTGAGGTGCCCAACTAGTGTTGCTTTCAGACCACCCACACGGTCATCAACTCGGCAGTAGATATGGCTAATTTCTTATTTAATTTTGCCACGTCTAGCCGTGTCTGCATAGTGTAAAATTCACAAAGTCCTACGTGTCGAACCTACTATTTCTAGCTGGTTCAATCACCTTAAGCTCCCTAAATTCAAAGTGGTAAGATGTACCAACTTTACAACCGTACCTGTTACGGTTTTTCTCTAAAGTAACGATGATATCATTCGGAAAATCTTTCATATTTCGTTCAACCATTAAGACGATATCCGCGTCCTGAGCAATGTAGCTCGAACCTCGCAAATCGTTTATTCCAGTCTTTCGTGTATGGCTGTCTGGTGCTTTTCGTGTATGACTGATTAGAATGATAGGAATCTGATGTCTAATAGCGTTCTTCTTTAGTTCTTTTGTTATATTTCCCAATTCTTCAGCGACGTTTTGGATTTCTCGCGTAAAGTAATGAAGATGATCAATCACGACCAATTCACAATTTGCTTCTTCTTTGGCTTTTCGGACCAATCCGTCGATTGAGTGCCAGCTTAATTCATCGTTTTTTTGGAAAAATATGCCAGCCGCACACTTTTCGTATTCTGTTTCACCAAGGATTTTTCGGAATCGAACACCAGCTTCGCCGTGAGTCATTTCCAAAGTAACGAATAAAACGGATTTGTTTTGCTTAGCGACATTCGCCGCGATATTCATGCTTAGGGCTGTTTTACCGTTGCTAGTGGCTCCTCCGATAACAGTTAGCTCTCCTGGTGCTAATCCCATCGTCATACGATCAAGCACCCAGTTCCCTGTTCTTAATCCGATGATTTTACCCCAGTTTTTCATACGCTCTTCGATTTCGTCGTGATAGTCTGCCATCATCGTGAATTCGAGCTCTGCTGCTGCGGATTTCGCAGTTTTAGCAGACGCTCCAAGCACGTATTCGTAAAGTTCTATCTGGTCAGACTTCTTTAGTGATTCGATTTTAGATTTAAGATAGGTTAAATTGTCCACGTAATATCTCCCTGATTTTTGATTTATGCCAATTTGCTTTGTCTTCAATGGTTTGGAATATCTCTTTGTAATTGTCGACATCGTGATTAATGTTAGATATGTCCTGTAACGTCATGTAATCGTTTCTGAGCGACTTTATCTCTTCATTGTGGTATTTTATCGTTTCCGCCACAAAACCTTCTGAGAAGTCCTCTAAATCGATTTCTAAGCCATCCATGAGCCATCTCCCATTAACTCGTCTAGGTCTGCCATGCCTTCATGTTGCTTTTTTCGCTTCGAGAGCATGTTGTCTATCGTGGAGGCTCTGAGTAGATAGTCGCTTTTTAATTCGTTAATCTTCTTTGAGTGCCAATCATCTTCAACGAGTACGTCTAGTGCTTTACCGATTTCTTCTAACGAGAACTTCTTCAAGGTTTCTTTGTAGCCTCGTGGAAGTATTCTGAAATTACGTTTGGTTTTTTCGTTTAGTAGGTCTAATAGTTTTTTACTAACTTCACTATTACTTACTATATTCTTAGCGTTATTAATAGCGTTATTATTTACAGATTTTGAAGTTTCTTGAATTCCTG